GCCGGGAATGGAAGGAACTGAGATGGAAAACGAATTCAAGTCGCTTCTTGGCGCGGGTGCTTGGACCTGGTACGAGGCTTCGGGCTACAGCATCAGGACCTGGAGGGGTGGCACTAAGGGATTGCTGTCTTACGGGACTGAGGAGTACTTGGTGGTGCGTCATGGTTTGCGGAAGTGGGAGGTTCGGCGTGATGGTGAGGTTTGGCGGTTTGGTTCTCAGTGGGAGTTGTTGGCTTGGTTTGGTGATCGGCTGTGAGGCGTAGGTCGCATCATGGTGAGGGCGACTTTTATGTTGCTCTTACTAATTGGAAGGTATCTAATTTTATTGCGGATCGCTTAATTAAAGGCTGGACGATTCGTTTTTATCCAGACACTGGGAGGATTCATTACTGCAAGGGGTCTATAAACAGAATCATTGGTGTTTATACAATTATGAATACAAAGACAGGATTGGAATATGATTAAGGGAATTACGCTTACTCGTAACGGGTATGGAAATTGGTTTATTAAACACACAGAACTCAATGA